GACCCGCTCGGAAGACTATATATGGTGACAGGCGGGCGTGGAAAGTTCTATGAAAAAGACCCGCTAGACGCTATCAGGGAAGCTGCTGGCGATCCACGAACACCGTGGGCGAAAGCTATTAAAGATATCCCACGAATGATAAAAGGACGGCGGGCCGAAGAGTATTCTCCTGCTCAACTTGCAGACGATGCGAAAGTTATTAAAGACGCAGGAGGAGACCCAAGCACGGCAACCGAAGCAGTACGAAAGATCAATGCCGGATGGAATCGTTTTATAAAACAGCCCCTTGAGCGGGTTGGGCAGTCTGGTGAATTAGCACCTAGAATGGTGGCATTTGAAAACAAGATGAATGAACTTGCCCCAGGGTGGGCAGATGAACTGTATGTGTTAAGGCCAGGGAAGTGGCTACAAAGGATGGGCATCAGACTAAAAGTTAGGACACCAAGAGATAAGCTACCCGTATCTGACCCAGACTATAGAACGCCTATCCAGATGAGAGACGAAGTCTACAGGCTATCCGAACTTCCTGCAGCCAGAGCTGCCGTTAATGATGCTACTGAAGCGACCATCAACTTCAGCAGGGGAGGGAGCAAGATAAAGATGCTAAACGATTACATACTGTTCCTTAACCCTGCTATGGAAGGAATGAAGATGCTCTATCGCCCTGGTCAGGCTCAAGGGTATCTGAGGTATTCTTCACGGCTTGCATCTGTGTCAGCAGGGCAGCTAGGGCTTACCTACTATAACATGCAGTACCCAGAGTATTTTGATATACCTTTGCACGAAAGACTAACCAGCGTTGTTGTTATGCTACCGTCTAGCGAGAAAGATTCATACGGCAACCCAGTACCCAGAAGGGTAAATATAATTCCAAAAACTCGTGAGTTTTCGGTTCTTCTTGGATCTGCAACATATATGATGGAAAAGCTCTATGCAGACAGCCCGGTTGAAACCGGCACATTTATTAAGACGCTTATACCAGAGGTCACTCCGCTTAGTATGACAAAAACGGGATTCCCTCTACCCCCTCTCCCAGAGGCTGCGGAGTCTACCGCGGAAATAATAACCGGATATGATTTCTATAGAAACCGAGACATAGTTCCAGAGCATCTAAAGAATCTTCCTGCTCCAGAGCAGTATCAGCCTTGGACTTCACCTGTGCTAAAGGATTTATCTGATTCTTTTGGAGATCAGGTTCCAGACAGCCTTGAGTCACCAATTATGCTGGACAAACTTTTTGAGACTTTTGGAGGGGGGGTTTTAAGAGAGGGACTAAACGCAGTTGATCTTATATATGACTGGATAAAGGGCGGTTCAGAGCCAACAATACAAGAGCTTGCAGACGAGTACGATTCTATAGATAGCGCCGTGGACAGAAAAAGTTATATGACGGCACTAACACCCGAGCAGCGTAAGGACGTTCTAACAGAAGTAGAAAGACCCACCAGGAGCATTGGGGGTGTCTTCCGAAAACTTCCCGGTCTTGGTGGAATGGGTCGCAGGGTTTATAAAGACTACGGAGGAGAAATCCGTCGCACAAAAGTCGAGGTCGCTGCTAGGGAAACAGGGACTGATATTGACCAGACACGAAATGCAGGATCAGAGCTACGCTCCGTCAGGGACGATCAGCTTGAAAAGAAGAAGAGAGCAGGAACCACCGTAAACTTGATAGACCAGAGTCCATCTGGTATATCAGATAGGATACTGTGGAGAGAAGCGCATAAAAAAACTAACGCCCTGTACGAGGGCGCTCTTGTTAGTGTTAAGCTAAAGTACCCAAAGTCTATTCAGGCCGCAGACGTAGATACAAGAAGGCGGTATTACGAGATACAACCCACAGTAGGCGAAGATACAAGAACCAGAGGGCAGGTACTTTTGTCTGAGTATTATTCAATCCAGCCACAGGCAGAAGGACTTACTGAGCAGGATCTTGCATTAGGTTTACTTGATTTTGATTTGTTCTACGAGGAAAGAGAGCAATTTAAAGACAGCCTCTCTCCTTCTGATAAGAAGCTACTGGACGCAGAGATAAATGCAGGCAGGACCGAGGTAGAGAAAAGGTATTATTCTGACGTTGACGCTATAAGAGCATCTGGGTTCTGGGAGGTTATGCCTGTTCTTGTAGAAAACTACGGGCTTGGTGGACAGTGGGAAAAATATAAATCACTAAGAGGTATTGCCCGGTCAGAGTTCATTAAGTCTGACGAGGCAAAGATTCCTGGTATGCAGATCGGATTAAAAGAAGTTATTTCATATGCGTCTAAAGTAAGAGATAAAATGAGAATGGATAACCCAGAACTTGAGCAAAAGCTACTGTACTGGGGATTCTACCAAACGCCTGCTATTGAAAAGGTATCAACAAGGCGAAGGCTAGGCATCTAATTGCGATTAGATTCTTGACAAATACCACATATTGTGGTTAATCTTTGAAGAATAAGGGAGGGATATAGGTATATGGTTACAGATAATACAGAGCAAGTAGCTACGACAACAGAGACTCCTACGGCCCCAGAGGCCGGAGGTGACGCTGTTGCCGAGCAGACAGAAACGCCTCTTGAAACTACTGAGGCCACGGCGCCAGAGGCTACCGCACAGCCAGCAACCGAAGAAGCACCAGCTCCTACGGCTGCCACGGCTCCCCCTGCCGAGGTTGCTACTGAGCCGGTTCCCGGTACGGCTGAACCTGCCACCGCACCTGCGACACCGCAGTACACGCCAGAGCAGTTAGCTAGGATGCAACAGGACCTTGCTCAATATGAACAGGTTCAACGCAGGGCGGCACTACAGGGACAGGCTGACACATACAGAACCCAGCTAGAACAGCAGGGCTACCAGCCAGAGCAGGCTCAGGCTTTGTCTAGCCAGTATATGCAGAGTGAGGAGCGCCAGCAGGAACTTATACAGCAGGCGCAAAGGTACGGAGATCATCTACAGGGAAAGCAGCAAGCCGCTGAAAAGATGGCAAAGATGTATAAACTGGGGATAGATGATCTGGTTGAACTGCGTAGGTATGATGATCCACAATCTATGGAAAACGCAGCCAAGACGATTTCACACAATAGGCAGCGAGATGCGGAACTGTCGGCTCTCAAGCAGTCGCAAGTTCCACCGCAGCAAGTAGACAACAGTCAGGGTAGTCCAGAAGTGGCTGCTGATGAGGGAAGCTGGCTGGATCGGTATAATAGCGGAGACAGGACAGCTAACGCTGTTGCTGCTGCCAGAAGGGCAGCGGGTCTTCAATAATCTAGTCAGGAGGATATAGTATGGCTCAGACAGCGACAACTGGTAATTTGGAAAATGCCCAGAAGATTATAATCGCAGCGTCTCGATATACGGAGGAGCATAACGCTCCTGCTATGGCACTAATCGAGTCTTTCACGCTTCCGTCGGGGGCAAAGCAGCAGACCGTTCCGAAAGTGAATCAGATGACAATATCTGATCTTCAGGACGGAGTAGACATAATTGATGAAGAAGATATAGGTATGACCACGGTTGATCTCACTGCTAGTGAGGTTGGTGCAAAGGTTATATTGACTGACAAACTTGTCAGGCAGTCAGCAGAGAATGTTTTCTCCATCGTGGGAAGACAGCTCGGTGACGGCATGGCGAGAAAGAAAGATACTGACGTACATGCACTGTACTCAGGTCTTAATGGCGGGACTACGCTTGGAGCAGCAGGTGCAACCTTTAGCCTAGCTAACGTAGCTGCATCTATTTCCTATGCGAAGGCAAACAAGTTTGGTTCCCAGCTTTACATTCTCCAGCATCCTAATGCTGTATTTGATATCGCAAATACTGCGGTAACTGCATCAGCTACCTACCCTGTTCCAAAGGGATGGTCTGAGGACTTGCTCGGAGAGTTCTTTAGTGGGCTTAGGCCACTCAACGGTGTTCCCATCTTTGAAGATGGAAACCTTAGCGTTGATGCTAGTGACGATGCTATTGGCGTTATCGCTGACAAGAGCGCACTTTGTGTACTAAAGAGCGTTGACACCAAGACAGAGCGACAAAGAGATGCGTCTCTCAGAGCAACGGAATTGGTCATGGTGGCCGACTACGGAGTATTTGAGCTTGACGATTCTCGTGGAGCAGCTATGACTTATGATGCTGCTGCGATAACTACATCTGCATAGTACCAAGGGAGGACTATGATGGTAACTACCTCAGAGAGACAGAAGCAGAGGAAGGAACTTGGAGAGGCCGGATATGCTTGGGATTATGTTGACGGATGGCCACCCAAGACCAACCTCTATAGACATGCACCGGGGCTTAGTGCTACCGGAGAGACAGTATTTCCAGTCGGAAGCCTTGTAAAAGGAGTTCCCGGAAGTCCTGATTATGTCTTAAGAAAAGCAAGGATAGGTATGTTCCAGCGTCCTCCGGGTGATACGTGCGAATGTCAGTGGTGTGTTGAGCGAGCCGTTGAGGAAAAACAGGTAGTAAGCAATGCCGAGACCGGAAGCTCTACGGAGTGTGAGGTTTGTGGCATTGAGATTAGTACTAGTGGGAATAAGGGTGCGCTTGCTTCAAAGATGCGTTCCCATATGAAGCAGCACTAATCTAAGTATCCGATGTAACTGTAAAGATAGGCCGAGGCTACATCGGGTAATATAAGATCGGCTTATCGCAGGGCATAGAACCTGCTCAAATAATAGACCTTTAAGGAGGTTTGATATGGCGTTCCCATTAACGGTGAATCTATCTTATGGAATGGAAAAGGCAGAAACTTCTGACCAGAGGCATGTGCTTGGAACTAGAGCAACTACTCCTGACGGTAGAGTTTTCTACTATGCAGAGAATAGCGGTACAGCTATTGACCACGGTGGTTACTTGGTAGATGGAATTGCTGCTGTTGGCGCACACGACATGGACTTGGCCGCTGCTGCTACTTCAGCAGGAGCAACCAGCTTCACTAGTGGAACTTCCCTTACCGTAACTAAAGACCAGTATAAAGGTGGATACGTCTACTTTAACGATGGACCCGGGCAGGGTGAGACTTATAAAGTTAAGTCTAACACTGCCGTGTCTAGCGCAACTGGACTCTCAATTACTGTTGACGAGCCAGATGGAATAAAGACAGCGTTAACTACTTCTTCCCTCTTTGGTCTTATGTATAATCCTTACAAGGATATAAAGATTATTGATGGTGATGGAACCATGACTACTGGAGTTCTTGGTGTATCTACCGCTCCTGTAACAGCAGATTACTTCTGTTGGATACAAACATCTGGCCCAGCTTCTGTAAGACTTGGAGCGCAGGTGGGAGTTGTTGGTGATGGACTAACAGTATCACAAGCATCTGGTGAATCTGGAGAGGCAGAAAGAACTGACTATTCAGACGAAGCTGACTTAGCTAACATTGGTATTGCAATGGGTATACCTGCGGTAGACTCAGACAACCAGTGGTGTATGCTCAACATCAGGGCTTAATGCAATGAACGAACTTTGGGTCCCGCAGGGGGCTACGGGTCATAGCGTGTCCTCTGCGGGACACAATGCTGAAACTGGAGAGAGTGTTCAGAGTCACGAGTTTATCGTTAAAGACTCTATAACAGGCAAGAAGCAGAAGTTTAAAATTCTTGCAGATGAAACCACGTCACAGGCACACCTGGAAGACATGGTTTCATACTCTGTAGATAACTGGCTTAGAGAGGTCAGAGGCAAAGACCATAAGCCAGCTCCTACGCCAGAGCAGCGTAAAGAGATAGGTAAGATCATTGACGAGATAAGACGATATAGGATAAAACGTAATTCAAGTTCAAGCGGAGTCATCTATTTTGATAGATTAGGGGGAGGAAAGTATGGACGTACAGATAAGCGAACAAGACGTAGCCGAAGTTCTGCGAACAAGGGTTAACGAAGTTACCAGCCTTCAGGTTAGAGTAGCAGCGTTATCACGAACCATAGCAGAGCAAGAGGCTGAAATCGCCAAGTTAACAGGCGAGGAGGCAAGTGATGCCAAAAGTGGGAAAGAAGAAGTTTCCGTACACAAAAAAGGGTAAAGCTGCCGCTAAGTCATATGCCAAGAAAGCTGGCAAGAAGATGAAGCGGAAATACTAAAATG